TGAGTCAACAGTTCATTTACTGAATCAATCGCCAATGCAACATTACGATATTGAAACGCTTTCATATTATCTAACGCGACCATATGAAAAAGATATAATCGAAACGGATTGGAAAGTTTGCGGATGGGATGGAACTTCTGCAAGATTTATGTATTATTGAGGCAATTATGAAGACAAATTTAATCATCACTGATGACTTCTATCAAAATCCAGATGCTGTGCGAAATTATGCGTTATCTCAGCAGTTTGAAGTAGCAGGCAATTATCCTGGACTTCGAACAAAACCTTATTTGCCAGACGATTTAAAGTCGGCGATTCAATCGATCGTGTTAAACGCTGGCGGTAGAGTTACAGATTGGCTCGAACATTCTGGTTATACTGGAGCGTTTCAAATTTGCACTGCTCAAGATAGAACTTGGATTCACGCAGACAGTTACAATACATGGGCAGCGGTTTGTTATCTAACACCGAATGCTCCTCTCTCAGCAGGAACTGCATTATATCGATACAAAGAAACAGGTGAGTATTGTAGAACTGATAACAGTAGTCCGCATCTAGATGGATACGATTATACAAAGTGGGATTTAGTCGATTATGTGGCAAACAAATATAATCGAATTGTGATGTATCGTGGGAATTTATACCATGCATCTGTAGATTACTTCGGAAATAATATGTCGAACGGTAGACTTTTTCAAACATTCTTCTTTAACACAGAATATTAATGAAAGTCCTGCACGTTATATTTTCTTGTAATCGTCTTCAATATCTGACGAAAACTCTAGATTCTCTAAAGAATCTCGATTATGGGAATCATGAGGTCACAAGACTTATTGTTGACGATTATCCGAGAACTAGAAACGATTTCATCTTTGATCTGTTTGCTAAAACTCATAAAACGCTTTTGTGGTTGAACAAAGAGAATCTAGGTTTATCCGTCACATGGTCTAATTTCTTCAATTGGCTTAAGACGCAAGACTATGACTATGTCTTACACCAAGAAGATGATGTGGTCCTCACTCGAAAAATACACATCGATGATCTGATCGAAGTATTAGAGTCAAATGACAAAATGGCTTCAGTCGTTCTACAGCGTCAGGCATGGTATTTCCATGAAGAACCATGTAAAATTGAGACTGGAGATCTCCCTTTCGGTAATTTTTATTATGGAAAGAACACTAAAACATTCCCGATTATTTTCAGTTTATATCGAAAAAGTATAACCGAATATCCTTTTCAAGAATATTGGGGATTTAATATCAACGAAGGGATGATCATGGTGTACCTAGATCATTTTCACCAGATGTTTTCTGCCCAACTAAAAGGTCCGAATGGAGAAAATCTAATCGAACACATTGGTGAAGAGTCGACTGGCAAAAGAATTTTAGAGGGAGAACCGAATTGGGAACAGTTTGCACATATGGACCCGAATCAGGTTTATAGTTCTCGAAATGGGAAGTTAATCGAGAACTAAATATACAATAATTAGAGAGGTTCTATCTCAATGGCGTCACCATATTCTCGCACAGAATTAAAAGATTACTGCCTCCGAAAACTCGGATTTCCTGTAGTCGACATTAATATCGATGATGATCAGCTTGAAGATCGTATCGACGAAGGATTGCAAAAATTCAGAGAGTTCCACTACGATGGAACTGAAACAGTTTATCTTGCTCACAAGATTACGAGCGCGGATATTCTAAACAAATATGTGCAACTCGCAGATTCAATCATCGGCGTGAGCAGAGTTTTTCCATATACTGGCGTCTCTGTCGCATCGACATCCTCTGCTGGTTTTAATATGTTCGATATTAACTATCAGCTTCGCCTCAACGATTTTTACAATCTAACTGCATCATCATATACTTACTATGTGATTGCAAGAGAGCATTTAGCAATGCTCGACATGATTATTACAGGCGAGTCTCCTTACACCTATAACAAAAAGACAAACCGCGTTCATGTAAAAACCGATTGGGCTGGAAAATTTGTAGCTGGGAATTATATGTGCTTCCTTGCAAATCGTATCGTAGATCCAGAAACTTATGGTAAGGTGTTCAACGATACTTGGCTTAAGAGATATACGACCGAGTTGTTTAAGCAGCAATGGGGAACAAACCTCAAGAAATATGGAAACTATGTTCTTCCAGGCGGTCTTGTGATTAATGGTCAAACTATTTACGATGAAGCATCTATTGCTATCGAAAAACTAGAAATTGATCTAAGAGACGTTTATGAAGAGCCACCAGGATTTTTGGTAGGATAAGATGGCAACGTCAGTATATTTCAATAATCAAAATGCTCGTACAGAGCAGTTATTGCTCGAAGATTTGATCATTGAATCAATCAAGAATCATGGTATAGATGTATACTATATTCCGCGCGATTCACAATCATCAATCGATGAACTGTTCGGTGACGATCCAGTTAAATCATTTACACAAGCATTTAAACTAGAGATGTATCTTGAGTCTTTTCAAGATTATGAAGGCAATAAAGAGTTCTTTGGTAAGTTTGGTCTTGAAATTCAAGAAACTGCTAGACTTTGCATGGCAAGAAGAACTTTTGAGAAGTATGTTACATCTGCATCTAAAGTTACCAGCAATGTACCAAAAGAAGGCGACCTAATCTACCTACCAATTCAATACAAATTAATGGAAATTAAGTTTGTTGAAGAAGAAAAGAACTTTTTCCAATTAGGTAGAGATTCAAAAAATCCATATATGTATGGACTAACAGTTGAAGCATTTAAGTATAATGGTGAGTACATCAATACTGGATATGATATTATTGATAGAATTAGCGATGTACAGGCTATTGCAATTAATTACACAATGCAAAGTGGTGGGACTGGAACATTTACTCCACTCGAGTGGGTTTATCAGGGTGCATCTCTTGCGGCTTCAACCGCTCGTGGTGTTGTTGCTGATTGGGATAAACCAACCCTTACATTGAAACTAAGAAATATTCGTGGTGCATTCTCTGCTAATGCAGCCATTATTGGTAACTCAAGCGGTGCTCAATATACTCTTGCAGCTGCACCTGATACGCTAAGAAATGCAAACAACGAGGATATGCAAGACAATTATCGCATTGAAACTGAAGCTGACAATATTGTTGATTTCAGTGAAGCCAATCCATTCGGTGAGCCATAATGTTTTCGCAATCACATTTTTATCATAGAATTATTCGAAAAATGGTCGTTGCCTTTGGTACGCTATTCAATGACATTCGACTTGTGCGCTATAATAAAGCAGGTACAGTTGAAATTGAGCGTATTACTGTGCCGCTGCAGTATGCGCAGAAAGAAAAGTTTTATCAACGCATTACACAAGATCCTGAATTGACCAAAGAAGTTCAAATGACTCTTCCACGAATGAGTTTTGAACTTACTAATATAACGTATGATCCATTAAGAAAAAGAAATCTATTTTCAGAAAGTTTTTCTGCTGAGTCTGCAACAACAGTAAAATCTCTTAGAACTACGCCATATAATTTTGAGTTTACGCTCACAATCTATGTTAGAAATGTTGAAGATGGGACACAAATTGTAGAACAAATCCTTCCATACTTTAATCCAGACTATACAATGACAATTGATTTTCTTGGATTAACTGATCAAAAAACTGATATTCCATTTATTCTACAAGACGTGAATCAAAACGTTGAAGATGTTGGTGGCTCTGATCCAATTCGAATGATTACATGGTCATTGACTTTCACTGCAAAAGGTTATATGTATGGTCCAATTGTATCTCGCGATATTATTCGCAAGGTTACTGCCAATACATTTAACAGCGCACTAACTGCTGGAAACGAAAGAGTCATTTACTTCGCAAATACAGGTGGTTTGGGAACGTTCCAAACTGGTGAGTTGGTGTATGAGGGGCGTGATTTAACATCTGCCAATTCTACTGCTTTTGTTACCTCTTGGAATCCAACAGGCAATGTTCTTATTGTAACTGATGTTAACGGAATCTTGAAAACAGGCAAATATTTAACTGGTGCTATTTCAAATGCATCATATAATATCGCAAGTTTCGGATCCAATGACTTGCAGCTGTCTAAGTTGGTTATTACACCAAATCCAAATACAGCAAACCCAAATACTGCGTTTGGATTCGATGAAGTCAAAACTGAATTTCCGAATATAACATGAGTGATACAGATAAAAATCTTGCAGAAATTTTAAACACTGATTATGTTCCTGTGGTAAGAGAGGAAAATAAAAGTGTTACTATTCATGAGCCAGACAGATCAGCTGATAATCCTGACGCTGACTATTCTCGTGCTAATTATTACAACCTTATCGAAAAGGGTAACGAGGCTTTGGATGGGATTCTTGAAGTGGCGAAAGAATCTCAACACCCAAGAGCATATGAAGTAGCAGCAAATATGATCAAAAATCTCTCTGATGTTACAGAGAAGTTGATGATCCTCCAGAAGCAACAAAAAGAATTAAACCCACAGGCTGCTGAAGCAAAGACAACTAATATCAATGTAGATAAGGCAGTGTTCGTTGGTAGCACTACCGATCTTTTGAAACAAATAAAGAATGAATCTGCCAAATAAAATCAAGAATTATCTTGGTAATCCGCGCCTCAAGCGCGTTAATATGCCGATGCAGCTCACGGAAGATCAAGTCCGTGAGTATGTCAAGTGCGCAGAAGATCCAGTATACTTTATTGAAAACTATGTCAAGGTCGTTATGCTTGATAAAGGTTTCGTGCAGATCAACCTTTATCCATTCCAAAAAGATGCTATCGAGAAGTTTAATAAAAATCGTCGCATCATTGTAAAAGCAGGTCGTCAGGTCGGTAAGACCACGATGGTTGTCGGCTATATTCTTTGGTATGTGTTATTCAATACAGACAAGTCGGTTGCGATTCTTGCTAACAAAGCAGCCACAGCTCGTGAAATTCTCAGCCGCATTAAACTTGCATATGAAGCACTACCGCATTGGATTCAACAAGGTGTAAAGACTTGGAACAAGGGTGACATTGAATTAGAAAACGGATGCCGCATTCTAGCCAACTCTACTGCTTCTAGCGCCATTCGTGGTTTCTCTATTTCGCTACTTTATCTTGACGAGTTTGCATTCGTTCCGACGAATATTGCTGATGAATTCTTCACTTCGGTTTATCCAACCATTTCTTCTGGCACTGAATCCAAGATTCTAATTTCCTCTACGCCAAACGGCATGAACCACTTTTACAAAATGTGGAACGATGCAGTTGAGGATAATAATGGATTCACTCATATCTCAGCGAACTGGCGTGAAGTCCCAGGAAGAGATCAAAAGTGGGCTGACGAACAGTTCCGTGTTCTTGGCGAACAAAAGTTCATGCAGGAAATGGAATGCGAGTTTCTGGGTTCATCGGGCACTTTGATCAGCGCAGTGGCTCTCCGAGCATTGTCACTTGCAAAACCGATTGCAAATACAGGAATTGAAAATTTTAAAGTATATGACGAAGCAAAACCAGACCATCTTTATTTTATGGTCGTAGATACCTCTCGAGGAAAAGGATTAGACTACTCGGCATTTACTGTAATCGACGCGACTGCTCTCCCATATAAAGTCGTCGCCACATATAAGGATAATGAAATCAGTCCATTGGTCTATCCTGCAATTTTAAAACAAGTGGGCACATATTATAATAATGCTTATCAGTTGGTCGAAACGAACGATAATGGACAACAGATTGTAGATATTTTGTTTGATGATTATGAATATGAGAACATTCTTTCGACAGTTGAACACGGTAAGTCAAAACTAAATAAGAAACTATTAGTCAATTTTGGTTTTGGTCAAAAGAGCGGTCGAGGCGTTAAAACGACTAAATCGGTTAAAAGGCTCGGTTGTTCTATCCTCAAAAACCTAATCGAACGCCAACAATTAATTATTACAGATTACGATATTATCTCTGAACTCTCGACCTTCGTCTCGAACGGTGTAAGTTATGAAGCCGAAGAAGGTAGCCATGACGACCTTGTAATGTGTTTGGTTTTATTTGCATGGCTAACGAATCAAAGATTTTTCTCGGATATGACTGATGTTAATATCCGTCAAAAATTAAACGCTGAGCAGCTAAAAATGATTGAAGAAGAGTCGATCGGAGATCTTATTTTAGCTGGACACATCGATGTCGACAATAAATCGAATGCATTTGTCGAAGATGGTGCCGTTTGGGCTCCTGTCGAGCGTTAAAAACCACAAAACACTAAATAACTGGTAAGTTTCTTTATCTCCAAAACAGGAGCAAAAACATGGCTTTTCAAGTATCTCCAGGCGTGAATGTTTCCGAAATTGATTTAACAACTGTTGTTCCATCAGTTTCCACGTCCACTGGCGCGATCGCTGGCGCGTTTCAGTGGGGTCCAATTGATCTTCTAAGACAAATTTCTTCAGAAGATCAACTCGTTGAAGTATATGGTAAACCAGATTCAACGACGGCTCTTACGTTCTTCACCGCTGCAAACTTCCTAGCATATAGCAACAGTATGTTTGTTTCTCGCGCTGACGCCGAAACACTTAATTCTGCTCTTGCGCTGAACGTTGCTTCAGGTTCATTTGCTGCAAACGTAAAGGTGAAGAGCGAAGATCATTACTTCTCAACATTCTTCACAGCAGCAAACTCAAATATCCTATTTGCTGCTCGTTATCCAGGTTCGCTTGGTAACTCATTGAAGGTTGCAGTTTGCGCAAATGCAAACGCGACAGCATTCTCTTCTTGGGCATACGCTCCATACTTCGATGCTGCCCCAGGAACTTCAACCTTTGTTGCTGCAAATCATAAGTCAGACGCTAACGACGAAATGCACATCGCAATCGTCGATGAAGATGGATTGTTCTCAGGAACACCAAACACGGTCATTGAGCGTTTCGCAAACGTATCTAAGGCAACCAATGCCAAGGGCGAAAGCGGCGAATCACTCTACTACCGCGATGTTCTATACGTCAATTCACGTTACGTCTATGCAATGGGACCAAACAACTCCACATGGGGTGTTGCTGCTAATGCGACACATGCCTTCGCAGGTGAAAACCTAGATGGTGTCAGCTTCATTCGCGGTACTGATGCAGCACCAACGGATGGTAACGTTCAAACAGCATATGCTCAGTTTGCTTCAACGGATAACGTTGATATTAGCCTCGTAATGACGGCTAACGCAAGCGCAGTATTGGCTGCAAACGTAATTTCTCTTGCTGTAGGTCGTGAAGACTGCGTAGCGTTCGTATCACCACTACTTGCAAACGTCCAAGCAGCTGATCCAGTTTCTTCTATCGTAAACTATCGTAACAGCTTGACATCAACGTCATATGCTGTAATGGATAGCGCATGGAAGTATCAGTACGACAAGTATAACGATCTATATCGTTGGATTCCAGCTAACGGTGACGTTGCTGGTCTCTGTGCTCGTACCGACCAAGATCGTGATCCATGGTTCTCACCTGCTGGATTCAATCGCGGTCAGTTGAAGAAT